AAGTTGAGTAACAACCGCCGTTAAACCACCTGCCATACCTCTTAATGCATCTGCTAAATTCGTAACATTAGCGATACCCTCTGAACTTATGTTTCCGAGTGATTCTCCTGTCTTAGTTAGGAATCTTCTTACTATTCCTCCACCTAATAAAGCAACAGCGGAAAGTGCGGTTATTCCTGCTGCAAGTCCTATAAATGATAATCCAAGTGTACTCATTGCAACTGCCTTTTCTAGGGTTATTACATCTAACATACCTATTAGAACACCACCTACTGCAGAAACTATTGATGCAATCCCATTGAATGCACTACTAATTACATCACCAAATGCTGATATTGCTGGTGCTGCAACTCCAAGTGCGTATGCTAATGGAATCATTGATGCTCCAAATCCTGCTAGTACTAATAAACCTATTCCAATAGCTGGTAATGCTTTTGAAACTGTTTTTCCAAATGCAGATAATCCTTGTCCTAATGCTCTTAAACCAACACCTGCAGGAACTCCTCCAAGACCTAAAGCAATTAGACCTGGAATTGCTGCTATCATAGCAACCATACCTATTGCAGTTGGTATTAAGTTAAGTGCTCCGAAGAGAACTTTTGCATTACCCATGGCTTTTAAACCACTAGCTAGGGATTTTAATCCACCTCCAGATTTTTTACCACCACCAGACATTTTATCTCCACCATCTACTGATTGTTTTTGTGCAGTACCAAAACCTAATCTATCACCAATTTTTTTACCAATTTTAGTTTTACCCATTAATGAAAAAGATTGATTTGCTTGTGATGATAACATTAAGAATGTACCTATTCCTTTTAATGCTTTTGGTCCAAATTGAGCAGTAAGTGCTTTTCCTGCTTCGACCATACTATTGAAATCACCGATTCTTGCTTTTGATATCTTAGCAGCCTGTTCTTCATTAGTAACCATTTTCTGCATTTCTGCAACTGATACACCTAGTAGTGCTGCGGTTTGTTTCTTTTGGAAGTAATCCATTTTGTTAAATGCATTAATACCACCAAGTTGTTTTAAGGTTTCTTTTGTTGCTCCTTCTATATCACCATCATATGCTAAACCTCTTGCTTTGTTAAGGTTAATATTCTTACCTAACATTGCACTTAATTCTAGTTCCTTAGTAATAGAAGATTCAAAATCAAGTAATCCATCTGTTATTTTACTAAGAGTACTCATATTAGTACCAAGTTTAGCAGCATATCCTGCTGCTTGAATAATATTTTGACCACCTTGTTTACCAAACAATGCAAATTCTTCAGTTGCTCCAGCAACATCACCCATTAACTGAGAAACAGGTATACCATTCATTACTGCAAAATCTCTTGCACCAGCTGCTAAATTACCAGCAGTTTCCGCAGAACCTCCATTTAATCTTGCCAAGGTACCTGTTAGTACTGCTGCTTCATTAGAACTAATACCCATGTTATTGGATATTAAACTTGTCTGAGTTTGTACTCCTTCAGCTATATTATTTAATCCACCCATTTCGGCAGATAATGTTTTTAATGATACAGCAGAATCACCAAGGAAATAAGATAGTACTGCTGCTTCACCTGTTTGTTTACTGAATCCCTCACCAACTTGTCCTAATTCTTTATTTACATCAGCAAGTTTACCAGCAAAATCTCCTGCAGCAAAAATGATACCACCCATTACTCCTTTTACAGAAGCTAATTTCATTATTGTGGTTTGTATTGTTTCGCTTATCGCTTGGAAACCTTGTTTTAATTTATCTGCTGCTTGTTGTTGTAAATCTATTACATCTTTTTCTTCTTTAGAAAGATTAGCGATATCGAGAGCTTCACCTTTTACTTTTTGAAGAATTTTATAGATTTCTGAATCTTTTCCTAAAATAGATGCGGCAACATCTAGTTGTTTTTGTAGAGCTTCATTCTTAAGTTCTATCTGTTCTACATCTTCTACATTAAGAGATGCCAAACTTCGTGTTTCTTCAAGAATACTTGAAATTGCCTCTTTTTGTACATCATTTAGATTGGCAATAGATTTTGATTCATTTACTACCTGAGTTTGTAAATCCTTAAAAGAACCAAACTGTGATGCTATTGAACTTACACCTTTTTCTAAATCTGCTACAAACGATTGATTTGCAGAATTAACCTTTTTGAGTTCATCAGCTAAACCTTTAATTTTTTGTTGTTGTTTTTCTAATGAGGCAGTATAATCTTTACCAGACTTCTCTTGCATATCAAGAAGTGTCTGATATCTTTTTTGCTCGTTTTGGAGCTTTCTAAGATTTTCTGCTCTATCTGCCATTTATGCCTTTTACTTCTTTTTTACTTGATAATTTCCAAGTTGTTTAATAAGTTCTTCTGATTCCTTATTCACCTTGTCCAGTTGTTTTTGAAGTTTTGGTGGGAATCCTCTTTGTTTTGCTTTCTTAATAAGTCTATCTGCAGTACCTTTTGATATTCCATCAAAGAAATCTCCGATAAAACGAGATACCATATTAAGTTCGTTTAATTTATTTTTTGACATAAGATTCTCCTATATAGTTTTGTACTACTATAAATATATAGTAAAAAAAAAGTGAGGAATTATTTCCTCACTCTTACATTTGGTCCTCTACTCTGAGAGGATTTGTTTGCTTTATTTATCTCTTCTGATTCTTTCTTCTTTGCATCTACTAACTTTTTGAAGTAGAAATTTCTCCAATGGATTGGCATGAAGTAAACATCGTTCCAAGTAAATCCATTACCATAGTTAACCATCTCCCAAAGTTGATTGTGGAGTTGAAGCGAGTAATCATTCGGAAGGGTAAAAAAACCCGGCACCAAATGGTATATCGAGAGCCTCCTTCTCACCCGTTAACTCTGAAGTAAATTCAAAAGTTAAATCCAAATCTGGACTTATTGATTGTACATATGTTCTAAGTGCTCTTGAATCTAATGCAAGTAAGTTATTTTTAACATACCCATTGATATATCCTTTATCAGAATTACCTTCTACTTCAACTATCATATATCTTAATCTTGTTGAAATATCTTGAGATATTGAATCTCCTTTTTGTAATCTTTGTAGTGCTTGAACTTCTGCAGTTATATCCTTCTCATCTTTATGTGTTAGTAATCTGAAAACTATCTTTTTACCTGATGGAAGTGTAAAGTTGTATCTATTATCAGTATTGATAATACTTTCATCTATTTCTTTTGTTTGAACTTTTGAAAGGTCTATGTTTACTTTTTGTAGTTCGAGTGTTGAAGGGTCGGTAACTTCTACGTTATAATCCTTACCATAACCCAAAATACGAGTTGCTAAAAGAATTGCATTCTTATCACCGATTAGAAAATCATCTACATTCACATCCTTATCAACTACGATAGATTCGAACAACTTATCAAGCACCACCCCCTTCCTTATCAAATTTTGTGAAGCAAGTATATCCTCTTCTCTAGCGGTCATATACTTAATTTCTACACTACCCTTTGATAACGGGTTTTCTTCTGGATAACCTTTACCCTTAGAAGGTAAATCAATTATCTCTGTTGGAAAATCATATTTTGCCATAACATTGTTTTATTTGTTTGTATATAAATATATAATACTTAAAAAATTAGAAATTAGGCATAAAAAAAAGTTCTCACTAAGAGAACTTTTTTCGTTATAAATAATTTTGGAGTAGTATTAAAATTCTAAAACTGCGTAATCATAAGAAAGTGTTAAAGTAATTTCAACAGGGTCATTTGATGCCCAATCTAAATCATTAAACACAGCGTTGTTGATGAATGCACCCTTAAGAGTCCATTGTTCAATTTTATCACCAACTGGTCCTAATAGGTAACATTGGATATCTTTCTTATAGAAATCTGCATATCCATCTCTACCTGTTAAAGATTCGTGTGATAATCTTACCCATTCCATTACTGCCTGAGCACCACTTGGAACGATTGGGTCATATAGAGTAATCTCTACATCTTGCCATTCACCTTTACCTTTAAGTTTTCTCTTAACGTTGATGTGGTCAAGTGTAACAGTTTCAAACTGAATTGAAGGTCTGTTTGCTGTTTTTATAAGATATGAAGGTACACCATCGATTTCCATGATGAATCTATTCTTCATCTTCGGTTCGAAGTTGGTGTAAAACATATCGTTAAATTCTAATACTTCTGCCATTTTATTTTCTCCTAATTATATTCTACTATAAATATAGTTTACTTTTATTTTTATTAACTTATGCGGTAAATGATGCTCCAGTCGGTAAGATGTTGAAATCTAACACGATAAATTCAGCAGTTTTAGTAGGTTGTAAAAATATTTGACCTGCTAAGATGTTTCTATCAATTACATCTGGTGTATTGTTTGATTCATCCATTACTACTCTAAAAGCATATAAACCTTGTCTTTGTTGTATTCCTTCTAAATACGGATTAACTGTATTTAAGAATTTTCCTCTCGTCTGTGCTGTATTTTGTTCGAATACTAAGTATCTTGAAGTTGAAGCGATATACTTCTTAACTTTAATCATTAATCTTCTTACATTGATTCTATCTAACGCAGATGCTCTATCTTGTAGAGTTTTCTGTCCAAATGCAACGATACCCTCTCCTGGGAATGCTGCGATTGGATTAATCTTTCCTTCATATAAAGAATCTCTTTCAGCGTGTGTTAATCTGTTTAGTACAGAAACTGCTCCTACAATTCCACCTCTATTTAAACCAGCTGGTGCAAACCACTCTGCTGCAATAGCATCGTTCGCTGCATATATTCCAGGCATCAATACTGATGGTGGAACAGCAGTTAATTTATTAGTGTTTCTATCAATTGTTTTAACCCATGGGTAGTAAGTACCAACGTAGTTAGAATCTACTGCTGAACCTTGTGAAACTGCCTGAGAGATTGTATCTCCACCATCAGTTACATCACCGATGAAGAATGCATCTTCTCTAGCCTCTACCATGTCAGTTATTTTATCAAATACATAAGAATGTAATCTTCTTACAACACCAGGTGCAGATACCAAGTTGATATCGAAATCATCTGGATTAGATACAGAGTTAATTCCTTTTACATAAGCAATTGAACCACTTGCAGTTGAAGTAGATAAGTTAAATCCTTGTGCATTTCCTGCTCCCCATTCTGAATCACCATATTTAGCTGATTTAACAGTTGGAGATATACCATCGAATCCACCTTGGAATCCTACTGTAAATTGTCTTTTGTTTTTATCTACTGCTGCAGAACCTGTAAGTTCATATCCAAAGTTCTTAGTTGAAACTGAACCACCTACGATTGCAGTAAATGCTGCATCGAATGCAAATACTGTATTTGCTCCTTTAGTAGCACTTGCTGGTATTGGAGCTAAGTAATTGTTGTTATCAATTTTAACTGTTGCAGATTCTAAATCAATACCACTAAAGTTTATAGAGTTTGATGAGTTGTTATCACCTGAACCAGTTGAGAATATAACTGCTGGGATAACTGTTTCATCTGTACCATCATATATTGGGTTAATGTATTCTGCGTGTGCGAATGGACCTGCAGTGATTGGGAATGAACCTTCTTCAACACATTCTACTCTTACGAATTTAGAACG